GGTAATCAGCATTATCTAGAGCAAAGAGACACAAGTTTTATGGCTGAGTATTATTCCACTCCAAACACCAATTCTGTAGATATCCCTAAATACTATGCAAACTGGGATGAGGAGTTTTGGGTTGTGGCCCCTACACCAGATAAAACCTACGACATTACACTAGCTTATGACAAAGAGCCTGACACTATAACCTCTGGCACACCCAGCACCGCAGGCACATATCTGTCAAATAAATATTCAGATCTTTTATTATACGCCTGCCTGGTAAATACATATGGGTACTTGAAAGGACCGCAGGATATGTTACAATACTATCAAGCGGCTTATAATGAAGCTATAGAAACGTACGCTCTCGAGCAAATCGGGAACAGACGCAGAGACGAATATCAAGATGGGGAGGTTCGTGCTCAACTTAACGTTAAATCACCATCAAGTTATAAATAGGAGAAAATAAAAAATGGCAAACGTAGTACCCTTCTCATTCGCACAAGAATTATTGAAAGGAACACATAACTTCACAGCTAACACTATTAAACTAGCTTTGTATACTGCTGGATCAGGAGCTCCCTATTCTACTTCAAGCACAGCTTACTCTTCTGGAGTGGCTAATGAAGTTAGTGGAGCTGGATATACGACTGGTGGAAATACTCTATCAAGTCCTGTTGTTGCAAATCAAAATAATGTTGCAACTTTGACTTTTGCACAGACACAGTTTACATCTGCAACTTTTGGTGCAGCTTATGCAGTTATATACAACAATTCAGCGTCTGATAAGTTAGTCGTCGTTCTAGATTTTGGTGGAACAAAGTCTTGTTCAAACGGAACATTTACAATCACGTTCCCAAGTACAAGTTCAGGTACACCAGCTGGAACAGATTCGCTTATTAGTATAACGTCGTAATGGGAGAATTAAATGGCTTTGGTTATAAATGACAGAGTAAAAGAAAACAGTACAACATCTGGTACAGGTAATATCACACTTGCGGGTGTACCATCTGGACAAGGTAATGTAACTTTTAATAGTGCTATCGGCACAGGTAACACTACTTACTATTGTATTTTTGAACAAGGCACAAACACGTTTGAGATTGGAGTCGGGACTTTATCTGGCTCTACCACTTTGGAGAGAACAACAGTTATAAATAACTCTTCAGGTAACACATCTAAAATAAGTTTTACAGGCGGAACATTAGATGTATTTGGTACAATGCCTGCAGCAAAAACGGTTTATCTCGATGCGTCGGGCACACCAGTAGGAGCAGCTTCAGCAGGTTTTGCACTTGCAATGGCTGTTGCGTTATAAAGGAATAAATTATGGCACAAAATTTTAGAAACAATTTACAAAGAAACGTCGGGACATCAGAAGTTACTTTGATAACTGGTGGAGACTTTGATGCGGTTATCGGAATCAGATGTTGCAATGTTTTAACCTCTACTATTTTAGTTGACGTTTTTATTGAGAATAGCAGTAATGATCATTTTCTTGCTAAAAACGTTTCAGTCCCACCAAATAGTGCGATTGAATTAATTCAAGGTGGAGCAAAAATTGTTTTAAAGAATGGTGATATATTAAAAGCTAAAAGTAATACTGCTTCAAGTTTAGATATTGTCACTTCATTCATAGACGATATTAGTTCGTAGGAGGAATTATGACGGCAATAGTAAACGGAATCCAATACATCGGAGGCGGAACGGCTCCTAATGAATTCATAAACAATCAAGCAGGTACAATTGATGGTACACAAACTGTTGAGAACGGAGTTCTTGCAGGACCAATAACTGTGCCTGGCACAATCACAGTAACGGGGACTTTAGTAATAGTATAATGTCAAAGATAGAAGTAAATACAGTTGATGCACAATGCGGAAGTACAATTACCGTAGGATCATCAGGTAAAAATGTAAAAATTGAAGGAAATGATATTCGTTCAAATGATTACAAAGCAGCTGATGGTGGTAATATAATTAATCAGTCTGGAACTACAATTACTTTAGGTGCCTCTGGTGATACAATTAATTTAGCTTCGGGCGCATCTCAATCAGGTTTTGGTAGAACAGGAACGGTAGATTGGCAAACGGGAGATATTAAAACAAGTACGTTTACTGCAACTAGTGGTGAAGGATATTTTGTTAATACCACGAGTGGACCTATAACGGTTAACTTACCTGCTGGAGTTGCGGGTGCTATAGTAGGTTTAAAAGATTATGCAGGTACTTGGGATACAAGTGCAGTTACTTTAAATCCAAATGGTTCAGATAAGATTGGTGGTGATAATGCTGCGGACCCTACTTTATCAGCTGAGGGTGGCTCTGTGCTTTTAGTTTTTGTTGATTCAACACAAGGTTGGTTAACAACCCAACAATCTGTTACAGAAAGTCCAAGTGGCGCACAAAGTTTTATAGTAGCTACTGGTGGAACAGTTACTTGTTCAGGAAATTTTAAAATTCATACATTCACAGGACCAGGAACATTTCAAGTTACTCAATTGGCAAGCACACCAGCTCTTAATTCAGTAGACTATTTAGTAGTTGCTGGCGGTGGTGGTGGAGAATGTAATCCAACTCAAGGTCACGGTGGAGGTGGCGGTGGTTTTAGACTATCTAATTCTACTTGTATGCCAGCGCCTTTAACTTCACCTTTAGCAAATCCAACAGGTATAACCGCAACAGTTACTTCTTTTCCAATTACAGTTGGTGGTGCTGGAGCAATTGATGGCCAAGGCAGCACTTCAACTTTTTCAACAATATCATCTGCAGGTGGTGGCGGTGGTAACGGTGGTAACGGTGGTTCCGGTGCTGGTGCTGGATCAGGCAATACACCCCCTGTTAGTCCACCTCAAGGACAAAACGGAGGACCAGGAGGTCATTCTGGTGGTGGTGGAGCAGGAGCAGCAGGTGGTGCATTTATTCCTCCAAATAATGGGGGACTTGGTGGAGACGGTTCATACGTAGTTCAAACTGGTTTTGGTGGTTCTAATGGGACAACAGGTCCTGTTAGTAGTACAAGATATTTTGCTGGTGGTGGAGCTGGTGGTTATCCGGTAGGAAGACCAGCTGGTATTGCTGGTGGAGCTGGTGGTGGAGGCTATGGTGGAGAAGGTGCGGTTCCAGCTCAAGCAGGTCAAACTAATACTGGTGGTGGCGGTGGAGGTTCTGCAAGTTCATCTCCAGGAGCAAAAGCCGGTGGATCAGGTATAATAATATTAAGGTATAAATATCAATAATTATGACAAGTACAATTAAAGTAAACAATATACAAAACCAATGTGGTCAAAACATTATTAACGAAAATAGTAATACTATTACTATTGGCGCTAGTGGTGATACGATTGCTTTAGCATCAGGTGCATCACAGACAGGATTTGGGAGAACAGGAACTGTAAATTGGCAAACATCAATTAAGACTGGAGATTTTACAGCTGCAAACGGAGAGGGATATTTTGTAGATACAAGTTCAGGAGCTGTGGTTGTTACGCTACCCTCATCTCCTAGTGCAGGAAATATTGTTGCTGTTTCTGATTATGCAGAAAATTCAGCCACAAATAATATTACAATAGGAAGAAATGGGTCTAACATAGAGGGAAGTGCATCAAATTTTATTGTTAATACAAATGGTTCTTCTGCCACATTTGTATTTGCAGATTCAACAAAAGGTTGGATTATAGTTAATTCAGGAAATAGTTCGCAGGCTTTTAAAAATCCTTTTATAGTTGCAACAGGTGGGAGTGAGACAACTTCAGGGGATTGTAAAATTCATACATTTACAGGACCTGGTACTTTTTCAGTAAGTAACATTTCAGATATAGACAGTGCAAGAAATGAAGTTTCATATTTAATAATAGGTGGTGGAGCTTCTGGAGGAAGATTTGCAGGAGGTGGTGGAGGTGCAGGCGGGTATAGAGAAGTAAAAACTCCTTTAACTCCATATACAGCTAGTCCGTTGGATGGATATCCAAGTTCACCAAATATAGTCACAGTGACGGCAGCGAGTTTTCCAATTGTAGTAGGAGGCGGAGGAGCCGCTGTTCCAGGATGTGCAAATGGCACCGCTGGTTCAGTTTCTACTTTTTCAACAATCACATCTGCAGGTGGTGGTGGAGGTGGTGGAACATATC